AATGCCTACCGCAATTAAGCCAAAACGAAGTACTACCATCGGACAGATTCCAGGTCTGTCCGATCTCCAAGACGGAGAGATGGCGATTAATATTGTAGACCAAAAGATCTACATTAGAAATGGAGATAACATTGAAACGGTTGCATCTGCTGCTACTGGTGCGGTTCCTGTATGGAATTACCAGAATGCTAATGCAGCATTTGTTGTTAACAAACGGTACATTCTTGATACAACTAATGGAGAATTAACTTTCTCGATGCCCACCGTTGGTTTATCGGTTGGAGATAGTATCGAAGTACATGATGCAGCGAACACTTGGCACATAAATAATGTTATTATCACTGACGCTGTGAATAAATTTCGTGATGCTATCGGAAATATAGAGGAACCACCTCTAATTTTAGATGTATCTACGATAACTGTTATGCTTTTATGGAACGGATCTTACTGGAGTATTGTTAGCTAATGGCCCTCTCACTAAGTAACTCACACTTCCAACCGAAGGACTCAAAAGGATACTATGTGTATGCTTTGAGAAGAGACGCTGATGATATGCTGCATCTTACTAAGGTGAGTACTGCATCAACAACTGAAACTTTTGAACCATTCAGATTGGATGGTACTCAGGTTGAAGGCTTTGGAGATTACCAGGATTATGTGGAAGAAACCACTGAACAAAAATCCAAGAGCAATCATCCAATGGATAAATATCAACAGATCCGTTACGATAGGCGTAACATAAATTATTTCCTAGACAATGATGGATATTTAGTCCTTCAAGTCAATGGATCCCACACATACTCTGGACCTGTATAGAGATCACTAACAATGGCAGAATTTAGACTTGGTAGACTGAAGTTCAACTGGCGTGATGCGTGGGTTGGATCCACGGCATATGTCATCGACGACCTTGTAAGGTTTGGAGCGAACTCATATGTCTGCGTAGGTAACCATACCTCACAAGCCCTTGCGGCAAACTTTACTAGTGATGCTGCCTACTGGCAACTTCATACAGGTGGTTTTGAATCTAAAGGAGACTGGACTGCTTCAACTGCTTATGTACAAGATGATATCGTCAAAGAAGGCGGTAACATGTACATTTGTACAAACCAGCATACTTCATCTGGCTTGTCGAGTAGCTTTGAAGGTGTAGATCTACCTGCTAACTGGAAACTATTCCAAGAAGGTCTTAACTTTGTTGGTGCGTATACTACTAACACATACTATGGTGTTAACGATGTAACACTCTTTGGTCCAAGAGAGTATCGTTGTACAGCATCATTCCAAACACCAATTGATTGGATAGAATCAGTAGATGGTTTAGTTGCTGGTTCGGATGCATTCTTCCCACCAGCACAGAACTTTACACAGATCTCTTCTGGTTATGAAAACAAGGGTGGATATTTAAATACAGAAAGATATCAAAGAGGAGATATTGTTGAATGGAAAGGGTCTACTTATGTTGCTATAAGTTCTAACCCTAGACTTAAGCAGCCTAACGAGAACGAAAGTGACTGGTCATTCCTGAACCTTGGTATAGGTACAGGTGGTGCTGATGTTTATAGTGATAACACTGCTTATTCTAAAGGTCAGATTGTAAGATTTGGTGGTAACACCTATCAAGCTGACATATTAAAGATAGAAGTTAATAATAGACCAACAGGTATTGGTAGTACTACTATTGATACTGGTGTTAATGGTTGGGCTCTATTAAATAGAGGATTTAGTTGGACTGGTGCTTACACCACAACAACTGCTTATGAGATTGGTGACATTGCTGAGTATCAATCTTCAGCATACATTTCAGTTGCTTCTACCAATGTTAATGTAGAACCTGGAACATCAGTCAACTGCTGGCAAGCATTTGCTATTGGAGACAGTGCAGCACTCTTAACTACTAAGGGTGACCTATTAACTAGGAACGCAACTGGTCCAACAAGACTAGGTATCGGTACTGCTGGTACATTCTTGAAAGCTGGTGGAACTAATGAGGTTGAGTGGCAATATACTGGTAAATTAACTAAGATTTATTATGTTGACCCTGAATTAGGTCAAGATACATTCTCTGGTGAGTCACCTGATGCTGCATTTAAAACAATTGCTTTTGCATGTACATCAACTAACCCAACATATGATGTAACCAATGCGGTTTATGATGGTCCTACTGGTATTTGTACCATCACTGCTGCAGGTCACAACTTATTCCCTGGTGGTGAGGTTAAGATAACTGGACTAGCGTTCACTTGTGACTCTGGTTTAGGTCCATCATCTGTCTTCCCGAATGGTAAGACTGGAGACTTCTTCTTCGGAGTTGAAAGTGTTATTGATCAGAATACATTTAGTGCAATGGTTGGTCCTTCAACCTTTGCTCACACCTATGTGTCTGGTGGTGAAATAAGAGATGCTGCTCCAATTATCCTGAAGCTATCTGCTGGTACTTTTGATGAAGTACTACCAATGACATTGAATAAGAACTTCTCCATTGCTGGTGATGTTCTTAGAGGTTCTACTATTAGACCTGCTTCTGGACTATCAACTGATGGTGTAACACCAAACAATCGTTCGACCATGTTCTATGTGTCTGACGCTGTAACAATCCAAGGTATCACGATGCGTGGTATGGAAGGATTTGATTTTGATGAGAACGACCCATTCAACACTGCTAAGATGCAGAATAAGGTTGGTGTTGGTACTACTGCATGTGGTGTCTATCTAAGATTCAACCCTAATGAGTCAGTTATTAAGAGATCTGCATATATTAAGGACTGCACATGCTTTGGACATAATGCTACTGATGGTAGTGGTCATGGTGGTGCTATCGGTGTCTACCTAGAAGGTGGTGTACACCATAAGAACCCAGAAGGTAAGGGTTATAAGTCAATGGTTTTTGACTCCTTCACCAATGTTATGTCAGGTGGTGTCGGAATTTACCTAGAAGATGATGCTGTTGCTGAGATTGTATCCTGTTTCACTTACTACTGTGCATACGGTTACATTTCAGACACTGGTTCAGAGATTCGTTCTCTATCAAGTAACAACTCTTATGGTACTTACGGTGCTCTTGCAGTTGGATTCTCTACTCATGAAGTAGGAAGACCTGGCACACTGTACGGTGATAAGATGGCTCTACTTGCTGGTCAAACAACAGGTACGCTTGCTGTTGGTGCTACCATGCGTGGTGCTACATCAGGTGCTCGTGCTACTTTGACTAACGATCAGTCATCTAGTGACTCAGTTTACTTCAAGTACTTTGTTGGATTTGGTAACACTTCCAGCGATCCTACTGTTGCATCTAACGGTGCAGTCGGTGTTGGTACAACTGTATTCCAACCTGGCGAGAGGGTAGAAATTGATTCTGTTGGTTCTGGTGGTACAGGACATACTATAATTGCATCTGCATCTGATTCTATTAAAGGACAGCAAGGTATCTTGTTAGAGTTAGCAGGTTTAACAACTTCGCTAACGGTTGGTGACGCACTTGGATTTACTACTACAGGTATAGGATTCTCTGATCCTAACTCTTACATCGTTAGAACTGCTTCTAACTATGTACAACCAACTGAGGCAGATGTACACGACGCAATATATTCACCTCAGACTGGTATTATGACAGTCTATACAACGACTAATCATAACCTAGAGTTTGGTGACTTTGTAAGAATTAAGACTGGATCACTTCACTTCCAATGTCAAGTAGGTGGTGGTGATTCTGCTGCATATCCAAGAGTAACTGACCCTGCTAACGACATTCCACTTCAGATTTCTGGAGTTGGTAACACATTCTTCTCAGTTCAGGTACTGAATGATAAGAACAGTGCTACTGAGAATGTACCATCAACCTTCACAGGTGTACACACATACATTGGTGGTGGTGGTGTTGGTAAGACATCTGTTGGTGCTATCACTCTTGGTGATGGTAGATCTACAGTTAACATTGCTCCAGGTAAAGGAGCATCTCCAACTATAGGTATGGATGATCAGCGAGTCGTGATGAGAAGTAAGTTCTCTAAGATTCGTCTAACAGGTCATGACTTCCTATTGATTGGTACAGGTAATACAACTACTACTAACTATCCAAATGTAGATGAGAACAGTGCTGCTCAAGGTAATGAGGTTAACACAGTCTCACCTGGTAGAATCTACTTTGTATCTACTGACCAAGGAGGTAACTTCAGGGTTGGAGAATACTTCTCAGTTAACCAGTTAACTGGTGCTGCTACCTTGGACGCTTCCGCATTCAACCTTTCTGGTTTGACAGAATTGAAACTGGGTGCTATTGGTGGTCAGATTGGTGAATCTATTAGTGAGTTCTCCTCTGATGAAACAATGGGTGGAGACTCTAACGCTGCTTGTCCTACAGAGAAAGCAGTTCGTGGATTCCTAACAAGAGGTAGGATGGACAATACTTCTGGTATGTTGGTTCCTCCTCGTGGTACTCAAGCATCTAGACCTGCTGGTGGTGATCTATTAGAAGGTGGTATTCGTTACGACACTGATGCAAATGGAATTGAATTTTATAACGGTGCAGATTGGTTACCTCTAGGTGCATACGCTAATGTATCTACATCAAGTAACACAACTCTTACTAATAGACAACAGTGTTTTGCTAACACATCTGGTGGTGGATTCACTGTTACCCTACCTGGATCTCCAGTTCAAGGTGATAGCGTTAGAATCTTTGATGCTAACAGTACATTCGATACCAGCAACCTAACGATTGGTAGAAACGGTAATCCAATCATGGGTGCTGCTTCAGACATGACAGTATCTACTGAAGGTGCTGCGTTTGAACTTGTCTTCTATGATGGAACACAAGGATGGAGAATCATTACCATCTAATTTTCCACGGGAGTGTGCATCACTCCCTTTTTGTTATATTTTGCTAAATACTAATACGGAATTGCTAAACCAATGGCTGATTATCAAACTTATAAAAAGATAGATGGAGGGGATGCAATAGAACCCAACTCCCTAGGACCAGCACAGGTCTCAGGATTCTCCACTGCTGTAACAGAACAATATATGTTCTGGAATGATAACTATTGGGGTGGACCTAACGGTGGTTGTTGCTGCCTTTGGACGGTTCCAGGTAAGGTTCTTACTATTAAGTTTGAAATGAGAGGTGGAGGAGGATCAGGTGGTCCTGCTCGTTGCTGTCAAACTAACCGTGGAACGCCTGGTGGTTCTGGAGCATATGTTTCTAAGACTATACACTCTCATAAGGGAGACTTTACACCAGGAGGTACACAATATACTATCTGTGCTGGTGGATCTAGTCAGTGTAGTTGTTGCGGTTGCTGTAATGGTAGAAGAGGTTGTGGAAGGACGGGATATACATCATATGTTCAAGGATCAGGAGTAAGTAATTTATGTGCAGTTGGTGGATCATACGGTTACCAAAGATGTGGTGGTTGGTGTTACAACTGTGGATATCATAAACAGTGTGCTACCTGCTACGGTGAGTGTGTTGCTTGTGCGTTTGGATATAGCAAAGGTAACTGTGGTGGTGGTGAATTTGGTTTGATGGGTGGTATTTCTATGGAACATAGTAACTACTACTGTCATACACAACACTGGGCATCTGCGGTTGGTTCTGCTGGTCCTTGGGGATCACCTACTACACATAGTAGATCATTCTGCTCTACTGGTCCTATTCGTGGATGCTGTCAAGCACACTCCATGTTCCCTGGTGGAGGTGGATACGCTGCTTCTACACAAGGTGGACAGTGTTGGGGAGATTGGGGACAAGGTGGTATCGTTGTTGTTACTACTTGGTCTTAATAAATAACAAATGAGGGAGCAAACCTGAACAAAACAAATGGCACAAATTACTAAAACTATAATCTTTCCAGTACCTACAGTCTGGATGGGACAAGACCAAGATGATACCAATGTAGGTATTGAGACTTATACTGGTCCTGATAAAATCTTTATTGATTTTTATAAGGAAGCACAGGGTATAGGTGGTACATTTGATTTACCATCTAATGCTAGTAGAAATGTATTCCAAACTTGGGATGCAGATCAACCAGATTACCCTTCTCATTTTGTTCCACAGGATTGTGTGAGAATAGAATTGGATGCTACTAAGTTTCCTTTACATGCTGCTGTTATGTGGGGCGGTATAGCACCTCCTAATGTTATTGAAATTCAAGCTGGACCTGCTGAAGATGATAATCCATTCATAATGGATCCTCATGCATTATGTGAAACATATGATATGAGATCATTCTATTGGGACAAAACCCAAAACAGTGGTGCTGGTGGATGGTCTACCCCTAAGTTCTCTCATGTTTTGAATGATGGAAGCGATCATAATGACATATATCAGGATGATGGATCATTCATGTCTTGGGATTTAGTAAGAGAAGAAAGAAATAGAATGTTACAAGCTTGTGATAATCGTATTGCTGTTGACCTACCAGATGGTGAATACAAAACTGCTTGGAAGAAATATCGTCAGAAGTTAAGAGATCTTCCTTCTGATTGGGCAGGTATTGGTACTGCTACTCACTTGATTGCTTGGCCAAAGGATCCAGAAGAACAGGCAGATTGGGATAACTATATGAAGACACCTCAAGCTGAACATATCGGTAGACCTCCAGGAAAGTAGACCCGAAACGAAAATGAACTTTTAGTTACCAAAATTCGGGAAAAAAAATCCCGAATTTTTTTTTGACCTACAGGATTTTAAAAAATGTTTGAACTTAATAATGACCTAGAAATAAAGGTTGCTCGTGTATGTGGAAGGAGTCTAGTAGTTGTTGACAACTTCTATAAGAACCCAGACGAAGTTCGACAATTAGTTATTGATAATAAAGATAATCCAATAGCAGTGGGGGATCCAGGACATCTTCCTGGAACTAGACTTTTTTTAGATACTGTACGAGTAAGAGACAAGTTATATAAAATTTATCAGACTCTTTGTTCTGATAAAGATCTTTGGGGTAAAGGATATAATGAAGACAAGTTTACTAGTGAGTTTCGTAACCTTAGATTTAGTGTTAATATTATAAATGATCGTAGTCTATCGATGATGAATGATATTCATCGTAATACTAATATGTATGGATTGATCCCTCATCAGGACTCTTATTCTCTTCTTGGTGAACCATATATTAATCCCCAGATTCAATTTGGATCTGTTATCTATTTAAATACCCCAGAAGAATGTCGTGGTGGTACTAATGTATATACTTTCAGAGGTGAAATAAGTGTACCTCAGATACCTAGTAATATTTCTACTCCAGATTCAGTTAGTGATTTTCTAGAGAATAATCCTGAGTGGAAGGTTGCTCACACCTTTGAAATGGTGTATAATAGAATGGTATTATACCAAGCTGATATATTACATGGACCTGTCTACGAAAAAGGTATGTTTACCGATCACAGTCGTATGAATCAGATTCTTTTTATGTAACTATATAAGTTGTTGATGTTCTTACTATGAGATCTAAAGTATTTTTTATTAATGGCGGTGCTGGTCGTGTTATTTGCTCTATTCCAGGACTAGAAAAATATGCTGAGACCCATGACGATTTTGTTATCGTTGCCGAGGGAGGAATGAACTTCTTCAAAGGTCATCCTATTTTACACAAGCATGTGTATGATGTTTGGCATAAAGGTTTGTTCGAGGATAAGATTAAAGATAGAGATTGTATAACACCAGAACCTTATAGAGTGTGGGATTATTATAATCAGAAGTGTAGTTTATCACAAGCATATGATATGCAGATCAATGGGTTGGATGAACCTAGAGAACTTCCTACTCCTACCATTAAGGTTACTAAAACTGAAGGTATTACTGCACTGAATACAATAGAACAGATAAAGAATCAGACTGGTAGGGATAAGGTAATAGTTGTTCAACCATTTGGTAGAGGAGTGCAAAATACTGATGGTTATATTTTTGATCCATCTTCTAGAAGTTTTAATGTAGGTGATATTGGTAAGATTGTTACTGATCTTAAGAAAGATTATGCTGTTATTATTATGAGTGAGTTCTCTTTTGATACAGGAGAGAGTGAATATGAACATGCACTACCACAAATTCCTGAAATTCGTATGTGGGCAGGAATAATTCAGTGTGCAGACCATTTCTTAGGATGTGATAGTGTTGGTCAACATATTGCTAAAGCAGTAGGAACTACTGCAACTGTTGTTACTGGTTCAACATATCCAATTAATATAACCTATCCAGACGATAAAGATTTTGATATAATAGATCTAGGTGAAGGTAAGAGAACCTTCTCTCCCATTAGATTGACAGAAGAAGACTATCAAGACATGGAAAATGATGAGTGTATGACTATGACTAAGGATGATATTAAAACTGTCATTGATACTTGTAGAAAGAGATTAGGTAAATCAGTTAAGAGAAAGCAGCAGAAACCACCACAACTACAAGAATCTTGTTGTGATGATCCTGCTTGCCCTACAAGTACACCTAAGAAGGGGTTTGGATCATGACTTGGATTGCTGCTATATCAAGAGGACACAATTCTGGTGTCTGTCTTATGAAAGATGGTGAAGTTGTATTTTCATTGGAAGAAGAGAGACTTAGTAGACTTAAGTGGGATGGTGCTCCTCTAGCATCTATAGTAAAGATAAAGGAGTATACTGATAAGTTAGACTACTTAGTCATAGCTCATACAACACCTATGACATGTCATGCGGAAGTTAAACTTGATTATTGTCAAGATGATCCTTACTATGGATTACTTAGAAAGTTAGGATTGCTTGAGACAGTTACTAATAAATGGCAAGAGGGTACTTATAGAGACTGTGCAACTGGAGGTAGATGGCCTCTTAATGTTATTGATATGGGTCATATCCATCATAGATTACATGCAGCATCTGCTTTTTATAATTCTGGATTTGATAAAGCATGTGCTGTTATAGTAGATGGTGCAGGGTCATGGGTTAACTTTGGTATAAGTGAAGATGAATTGCATGACTATTGGGAGACAGAAACTATATTTGATTGTGCTTATCCTCATAAATTTGATACTAGGTATAAACATATTGGTACTAAGTTTTCTTCAAATTTCATGTCTCAAAGTGGAATGAATTCTAGATTCTGGTCTACTTATGGTAAGGATCCTAATATTATTGACTGGGAGTCTAAAGAAAATGAGAATCATGAATTAATTGCTAGGATGGGAGCAGGTATTGTTAAAACATATGAGGCAATTACTGATTATTGTGGTTTCCCTGCTATCGAGGCAGGTAAAACTATGGGTCTGTCACCATATGGAGGACCATGTGATTACCTTAGACCTTTCTTTAATAATCTAGGTGATATGGATCTTAAGTATGCAGATAATGAATATTTCACTCCTAGATATCCTAATGGTGCATTGTTCCAACCTTTTTATGAACCAGAGATTAGAACATTCCCTGGTCAAGAAGGTGTAGAGGGAGAAGATCTATGGGATGTAGAAAGTAGAAAGAATGCTGCTTGGAGGGTACAGAATGATACACAAGAACAGGTCTTGGATTTAATTAGAAAAGCTGTTAGGATGACTGGTCAAAATAATGTTGTTGTTGCTGGAGGGTATGGTCTTAATTGCGTTGCTAACTATTGGTATCTTGATCAGTTAAAAGATGAAGGTATCAATCTTTATGTTGAACCAATGAGTAATGATTGTGGTACTGCAGTTGGTGCTGCTGAGTTGTGGCATCATTACATTACCAAAGATAGTAAGAAGAAGGATCGTATCACTAATTTGTATTATGGTCCACAGTATAATCATTCACAAACGGAGATTGAAGAAATGAGTTCTAAGTATGGTGCAGAGATTTCAGATGCTGACGACAAGAAGATTGTTGATCTCATTCTGAATAAGAATATTGTCGCACTCTTCCAAGGTAGATCTGAGTCTGGTCCTCGTGCTCTTGGTAACAGATCTATTCTATATGATCCTCGTGATCCTGATGGAAAGGATCATGTTAATACTGTTAAGAATCGTGAGTTCTTTAGACCATTTGCAGGTAGTATTCTGAAGGAACATGTACATGAGTGGTTTGATCTTCGTGGTATGGATGAGACTCCATTCATGATGTATGCAGTTAACTGTCAACCAGGTATTGAAGATAAGATACCTGCTATCATTCATGTTGATAAGACATGTAGGATTCAAACAGTTACCGAGGAACAAAATGAGAACTACTACAAACTCATCAAGGAATTCTTTGAACAGACTGGTTGCCCTATCATCTTTAATACTTCCTTTAATTTGGGTGGAGAACCTCTGGTTGAAACACTCGATGATGGTATCAGGACTCTTGCTAATAGTGATATTGAGTACATGTATCTTCCTGAGTATGGTAAGTTGATTACTATTAAGAATAAAAGTGTTGGATCTATGGACATTAATAAATTTAATGGTGATGGGTTCAGTGACTAAATGGATTGCTGGTATCACTCGTGGACATAACGGTAGCACCTGCCTTCTAAAGGATGGTGAGATAGTATTCTTTATAGAAGAAGAAAGACTATCACGATATAAACATGATGGAACTCCCTTATTATCTTTACAGAAGTGTAAGGATTATACTGATCAATTAGATTATCTTGTAATTTCTCATACACAACCCTTATCTGATGCCCCTAGGATTGATTTTGCAGTCACTGGTGCAGAGGAAGATATCTATACTTCATTTGGTAGAAAGACAGGGTTGATTGACGATTCAAATAAAGTAATAGATTATAGTAGACTACACCATAAACTTCATGCTGCTTGTGCTTTCTATCGTTCTGGATTTGAAACAGCAACGGCACTTATAGTTGATGGTGCAGGGTCTGCTTTTAATAATGGCAATACATTTTATTATGAAACTGAAAGTATATTTGAGTGTTCATATCCTGCAGGGATAAACACACTTTACAAGCATCTAGGCGGTACAACTGCTACTAAAAGAGAAATATATTCAGACTTTAATACAAGTATACTTGACGAAGATGATCATGGAAAATCTATTTGTATCATTGATGGTTTAGCAGGTCTTGCTAGTGCATATCTTGCTGTTAATATGCATCTTGGATTTCATCCTTTAGATTGTGGTAAGACAATGGGTCTTGCTTCATATGGAAAATCAAATGATGATATTCCATCTATGTTTTATGATAAGATGTTTCATTATTATACTCCAGTCAATTCAAATTTTATTAGTCCAGTCTTCCCTCCTGGAGGTGTTCTAATAGATTCTGGTAGAGAATATAATAGAGAAGACTTAGCATATAAAGTTCAACAAGAGACTCAAGATGTTATGACAGAATATCTTAAAGAATCTGTAGATATGACTGGAAATTATAATATTGTTCTTAGTGGAGGGTATGCTTTAAATTGTGTTGCTAACTATCATTACTTGGAACAACTTAAAGATGAGGGTATAAATCTTTATGTTGAACCAATAAGTAATGATGCTGGTACTTCTATGGGTGCAGCATTATATCACCATTATAAAACAACAGGTGATAGAACAAGAAGAGATTATTCTAGTCCTTATCTTGGACCAGAGTATTCTTATGATGATTTACTAAGTTTATTATGAAAAGATTTATCCACCCCTTTGCACCAGTAAGAGTCTTTGTTAATGGTACATTTGATCTCTTACATCCAGGTCACATATCATTACTAAACTATGCTAAGTCTTTAGGGAACTATGTTATAGTTGGTATAGATACTGACGATAGAGTACGGGAAAAGAAAGGACCAACCCGTCCGATATATAATCAGGAAGACAGAGGACTAATGCTCATTGCTCTTGAAGCAGTGGATGAGGTGACTTACTTTGATAGTGATGAATCTCTTGAGGCATTGGTAAAATCAATCAAACCTGATATAATGGTGGTTGGTTCTGATTGGAAAGACAAGTCGGTCATTGGATCGTATTGGTCTGCCGATTTAAAATTCTACGATAGGATTGAAAAGTATGCAACTTCAAAGACAGTACAATGTATTATTGATAGGGGATAGTTGTACGGATGAATGGGCTTATGGATCTTGTGATCGTTTAAGTCCTGAAGCACCTGTCCCTGTCATGAAATTCAGAGAGCATCGAGATGCTCCTGGTATGGCAGCGAATGTTAATGAGAATTTAAAGTCTCTTGGTATTAATGTAAACTTCTTGACTAATAGGGAGAAGATTACTAAGACTAGGTATGTTGACGAAAGATCTAATCAACAGATCATGCGTTTGGATACTGAGTCTGAAGTGAAACCATTGCGTGAAGCAGAACTTAGAATGGCAGCAATGCATCTAGAGTATGATGCTGTTGTTATATCTGATTATAATAAAGGATATGTTGATGATAATCTAATTGATTTAATAGCACCTAAGAATCCAGGTATTAAAATATTTGTTGACACTAAGAAGAAGAAACTACCTACACAATATAATAATGTCATCTATAAAATTAATAAGAAAGAGTTTGAATTATTAGATCCTGATCATATACCTAACGGTAAGAATATGATTGTAACTAATGGTCCTAACGGTGCTTTGTGGGATCATCAGACATTTCCTGTACCTATTACTAGCGTGTTTGATGTTACTGGTGCTGGTGATACATTCTTAGCAGCATTAGTGTTTTATTACATACAACTTCCTGATCTAAAAGAGTCTATTAATTTTGCTAATAGAGCAGCAGCAAAGTCAGTACAATATCCTGGTACATATACTTTGACAATGGGGGATGTTGATGCCATCATCAAGTAATCTACTTGCCTATAATTGTTTTCATGATGCATCAGTATGTTATTTAAAAAACCCTACTGATTTTTTTCACTTAGAAGAAGAAAGAATTAGTAGAAAGAAGCATGACTTTAGACCTTACTTAGCTATCGCTGATTGTCTTAGTCGTGTTGAAAATATTACTCATGTCTTTCACACATCTCTTAAACATGATGAAGAAAGATATAAGACAGTCTTAGATTTTACTTTTGAATTATCTAAGAAGATTGATCAGGATGTAGAAATAAAAAAAGAATATCTTGATTGGATTGATGATCATCATTTATTTCATGCAGCATTAGGTTTTTATAATTCTGGGTTTGAAGATGCTGTTTGTATAAGTGTTGATGGTGCAGGTGCTCTTCTGAATGAAGGATATGAAGTAGAGACTATCTATGAAGCATCTTATCCTAGTTCTTTTGAGAAGGTGTATCAAAAATTAGTTTCACAACATACTGTTAAAGGTATGGGTATTGGATTTGTTTACTCTGGTGTTAGTGAGTACCTTGGGTTTGGATCTCTTGATTGTGGTAAGGTTATGGGTCTTGCTGCCTATGGTGAATATGATCCTAATATTAAACCATTTATAATAGACGGTCAGATTGATGAGACCTTATGGGAGCGAGATCCTAATGGGATTAATTTAATACCTTATGATAATATTATTGCTGAGAATTTAGCATGGAGATGTCAGAAAGACTTTGAAACATATATGATAGGGTTAATTGATAGGGCATTAGAGGTCAGTAATAATATAGTATTGTCAGGAGGTTGTGCTTTAAATTGTGTTGCTAATTATAATTACTTGAAACATTTACCAGAAGGTGCTAAACTATATGTTGAACCAGTGTCTACTGATGCTGGTACTGCTGTTGGTATGGCAATGTATGCCTGGCGTAAACTAACAGGATCAAAAGAAATTTATCCTATCAAAGATCTTTATTGGGGACCACAAAGAAATGAGATACTGTTTTGATATAGATGGTACTATATGTACACCTGGTACATGTAAGTCTTGCCAGTATGAAGGTGCTACTCCTAAGAAGGATAGGATAGAAAAGATTAATAAGTTATATGATGAGGGACACTACATTATATACATGACTGCTCGTGCTATGGGTAGGAATAAAGATCTTCCTCAT